TGTGCGGAATAGTAATATACAAACTGCACCATCTGATTGCCTAGGATATGATTGGAAAATAATAAAAACAGTTGGTAAAAGTGTTAGTGAAATTTTAGAATTGTATCATGGTTTTTAAAATCGGTAAAGTTTTAAATGCGCGCAGCCGGTTTTAAACGTATTGGTATGCCGAAAGGTAGTGCGGCTCATAAATATTTAGGAGGTCTCCGTCAAGCTTATACAGGAGAAACTAATATTGAGGATCTCAATTTAAGAGTTAATAAAAGTATTTTTAGAAATACAGTACGAAATACTCGTACTCAAAGAAAGTTAATGGGTATGACATTGAAAGATGAAGATTTTTATGAAAAAGAATTAGTTGCTCGTAATGGAGCTGTTGAATTAAAAGAACATGTAATAGATGTTGAAGGAACTAAATTAAAATTAAAACGAAATCGTACTAATTGGATAACTAATAAATTAATAGAATATTATCAAGAACAATATGGCACATTAGAACAAACAGTACAAGCTTTGGATGATATGATGAAAGCTAAATCTAAAAAACTTGAAATTGCTTATAATGCATTTCAAGAGTTGTGGAGAGTTAAAGCTATGTATGAATTTGGTATAAGTGAAGAACAATTAAAAGATCATATGAAAAAAGAAAAAACTAAAAGAATATGTTTTCATAATGTGAAACCTGGAATGAAAGATGGTGTTGAGGAAGATCCTGGACCTAATGAATTAAGTTTTATGCCTGATAGGCGGGTTATGGGAACAATATCATCACAAGCTAGAAAAACAAATACTCATGTACCTAAATTAAATGAAAAATTAACAATTCCCATGGTTGGCATGGCTGGTAAATATAAATATGCTGGACCTGGGACAAAAATAGAGCATGGTAAATTAAAAGAACCAATTAATGGACTCGATAAAATTGCTTTAAAACATGATTTAGAATATGGACGTAAAAATAATCAGAGTCGAGCTGATAGAACTATGTTGAAAGAATTGAAATAATATAAACCAAAAACCATTGCTGAAAAGGTTGATAAAAAATTAATAACAACAGCAATGCAATTTAAAAGAAGATATGATGGAGAAGATATGTATAAAAATAATATAAAAATAGCTAAAGCAATAGCTCCATCAAAGAAACCTGGAATGAAGGAAGGAATTGAAATTAATCCTGGACCACCAAAAAATGGTAAAGTGAAAATTAAAGTAGTTGAGACTGGTCCAATGATGAAAAGTGGAAAATTTAGTACAAATAAAAAACAAAGAAAAGGATTTCGAAAAATGTTTCGAGGTCGAGGTCGTGGTCGTGGTAGAGGAGGA